TCACTTCCACTTCACTCCCTTCTCCTTCAGCTCAGTCACAAACTCCTCATACTCTACGTCACTCATCGTCCCCTTCAACTTCTCTACCAGCTCTTTCCTCTTATCTTTCTTTACCCGGCTCACAGCCTTCACAACCTCGGAAGCTCCATCCATCTTCACCCGGTTTTCCATAAGTTTCCTTTCATCTTTGTCTAAACCCGCCTCTTGGTACACTCTCAAACGGCTTGCCAAATCCAAACCTTTCACTCGCGCCATCAACTCCTTCCTCTCTTCCATTTTTGCTTTCCGTGCTTCCTTCTCTTCTTTTTTAGTCGCTTGGATCAATCTCTGCTGCTCTCTGGCTTTAGCCATCTCATTATCCCACAGATGCCCCCATGTTCCGGCCATACTCTTCGTCTCTTTCACAATACGCCCCATCACCTGCACCGCGGCTCCAATCTCCGGCCTTCCTGCCGCCGCAAACAATCCCATACCATTCAACCCTCTTCCCAACTGATTCATTACCTTCCCATACTCCTCTTCCTCACCGTTATACATCCTCACTACACCTTCTCCTCCTCTCCATAACGCCTCAGCATGATCGACCATCGTATTACTAAACTTCATGTACTTTTCGCCAGCCAGTTTTGAATAGATGAACTCTATTACCTCAGCCAATCCAAAAATACCGGAAAACGCCCCCATCGCTCCACTCACCGCAAACCCTTTCCACCTATCCCACAAATCCAACTCTTCCTCATCGTCACCTTGCCCCATCACCCACTTAAGAAACTCCACAATCACCTGATTCATGATCCCATACACTACCCACGCCTGACCAAACCGCCACGCAGCCTCTCCCATACCAATCTCTCCCCTCTTCCACTTCGCAATCGCCATATAACTCAACGCTATCTGCTTGCGCGGATCAGAGCGGAACATCATAAACATACGCCCCAGCGCGTTCGCATGAATCTCCCAAGGGCTCTTCTGCTCTGTCTCAATAGGTTGAGCCGTCCTCCGCACCGCTTTGTCCAGCGCGGCCAACGCCCTCTGCTCCACAACCTCATCACTCAATCCCTCTTTCATGGCTATCTTCTTGGCCGCCATATACGCAATACCCCCGGAAAACGTTGTAAATGCCGCATCAGTCAATCCAATCGGCAACATCCCGGCTTCCACGGCATCCCCCAGCATGCTCACCTTCATCCTGTTCGCCGTCAAAGCCTGCCTCATTTCAGGGCTCATGCCCTGCATCAGCCTTTGTTGTATCGTCGGACTCATCCAAACCTCCGCCAACTGTCCCGGATTCGCCAATGCCCCAATAAACCCTTTCATGGCATCTGAGGGGGACATATCCGCCATGCTGGAAAACATGGCCGGGAGCTGCTTCAGACACGTCTTCAGGTTATATGAAAGCGCACCCTGAGCCATCGCCCCCAACACCCGGCTCACTACTTGCTGAGCTTGTCCGGCTCCGCCCGAATCCTGCGAACCGTCAAATTCTAAATCCTTTACCCACTTGGTCAAATGTGTCCTTGCCTGCGCCCCATGCACCGCATCAATCTTGTTCCCCAGCTCTCCATTCAGCAACACGGCCTTCATATCCCTCATAATCTCCGCAAAACTCGCCCAGTGATCCATCTGCATACTGTGCGCCCAATACGCATTCACACAACTCACCACACGCGGCAGCGCATAATGCTTCCGACGCATCTTGATGCTCCCCACACTCAGCCATCCGCTCCCTCTGGACTCCATCGGATCAACGGCTTCAGCGGCATTATCCGTCACGAAAAACCCCGGAGCATAATTCTGTACTTTAGGCATATCACACCCAAACAACCTCCTGTACACCTCATTATACTCCTTATATCCCCGCTCATACTCCTCCCCTAAATACTCCGCCACCCGCAACGCCCGCACATCAATATGATCCCTCACCTTCCCAATCGCAGCCTCGTCAAAACCCAACGCCTCCAGATTATCCTCATACTCCGGCATCGCGGACATCTGGAGCAAATACGCCGCCTCCAAATCGCTCATCTCCATCTCCACCAGCTCCGCGCCCTGCTCCAGCCATGAAAACTTCACAAACTCCTTCCTGCTCTTCGCCGGAATCTCGCTCAACGCCATCTTCAGGGCATCCATCGCCTTCTGATTCTTCGCCCACTTCGGCATCTGCTCTGCTTCCATCTTACCCTCCGCAACCGCCAGCGCCTCTTCAATCCGCACCCGCTCACTCCTGAACTCGCCTGGCATCTTCACCTCAATCCCCCAAGTCCGATTCTCGCTTAAATCCTTCAACATACCATCCACCACACGCCTCACGCCCAGCTTCACCTGACCATCCACCTTTCTGTCAGCCCTCTTCAAAAACTCCTCCGGCCTCGCAATCCGGTACAAGGCACCGTAATACCGCAACACTCGCCTCTGTCGCACATCATTAAACTCCAGCCGCGCCTTCCTGATGCCCTCTGCAAAATACTCCGTCACCTTCCCCTCTCCAAACAAATCCTCCATCAAATTCTCAAAACTCACAAACCCCCGCACCAAATTCCGCATCCCCTTACCCACACCCACATCATGCTTCGCCGCTCCGGTGCGCTCATTCACGCTCACCGGCTGCTCACGCCCCAGCCCCTTCCCGGCCTCATCCAGCAAATCCGCAATACGCTCACGCCGATCCTCCCAAAACGCCTCATTCGCCAGCCTCCCGGCAGAATACATCTCCTTCAGGGCATCCAGCGCGGCCTGCACTCTTTCCAAATCAGCCGTCAGCCTCCCGTGCATATTCCTCTCATACAACCCGCCAAACGCATCCAGCGCACGTACCCACTCCACCGCCTCATCATACTCAGCCCCGCCAATCAATGCCTTCTCCTCCACCACCTTCTCAGCCGTATTCTTCGCCGTTTCCAGCTCATCCGCATCCAACTCTAACGCCCTCTCCACCATATCCAGCCGCTTCTGAATCTCCGCATTCATCTTCCCACGCCGTACCCGGTTCTCGCCCACGCTTGCCGCCGCCCATTTTCTAAACCGTTCAAACTCCTTAAATCGGCTCTTCTTCCCTTCATTCACAATATGCCAATCCACATACTTCACCATACGCATCAGCGCATTCATCCGCCCTCTCCACGTCTTCTTCGCCATCACCTCCTCCCGGTAGGAAGCAACAACCTCCGGCCTGATCCCTCCGCGCACGTCCTTCGGCAGCTCCGTCACCACGGCATCACATACGGCCATCACGGCCAGCATCCGCTCCCTCACAGCCTCATCATCTCTTCCCTGCTCATCCTTATACACTCCATCCCTTGTAAACCCGTTCGCCTGCAACGCGCTCTCCAGCCGTTTCTGCATTGCTTCATACAACCTTGCTTCCTGTTCAAAAGCATGCCCCTGCACCCCAGCCAGATAATCCCACACACTCTGCCCACCACGCATCATCCGCATGGAAAACGTAATATCCGGATTCTTCGGATCATACGTCCCCCGGTTATCCGTGGCGGACTTGATCTGCGTGGAAGAGAACACTATCTGCATATTAACAGGCCCACGGGACATGAAGCCATCACGTCCAAGCGTCTCCGCGACCGCACGAAGAGCCGCTTCCTGACCACCAATAGTATAGAGTTCGCTGATAATATCCGCGTCGTTCACGCTGCTGTCCACAATCGCATCAACCGTTTCTTTCAACGCCTTCCGATACCACGCTTTCCCAGGATAACCATTCGCGCTACTCGCATAATCAGAAACAATAAGATCTCCGTCAGGGTCAAGATGTTCTATCACGCGCTCGACGTCTTTCTTGCTCAGTGAAAGTTTTTCCGCATCAAACGGATTGCGCAAATTCAGAAAAACTTTAAAAAGATGTCCGCCCTTCGGCGCAAAGCCTTCCGCATAACCTTGATCATCCGTGAAATAAAAGCCGCGTCCTTTCACTGCGCCGTTCTTCATGGCGAACTTATGTGAGAACGTGTTGAACTTCGCCCCGCTCCCATGATACACCACCCTCGGCTCCCCGTTCTCGTCAACTACCTTGCTGGCATTCTCCGGGTCATGCTCCCAATCCCCAAACCAATTCTTAAACGCCTCCGTGCGCACGGAAAGCCACTGGTCTTCCGTCAGATTCGTATTCGCTCCGTTAGGCGCCTTCATGAACGTCCCGTCAGCGACCGCCTTCTTCTTGATGGACGCCTTTTCCCTTATAGAAAACGTCGCCGACCCATCCACATAATCCGCCCACGCTCCCCCGGTGGACTCGTCCGCAAACGCCGTAATCTTGATGTCGTTCCCGTCAAAAATCACGTAATTATACGTCTGCTTCTCCTCCGCCTTCCAGCGGGAAAAACCGTCTGCGTACCTGATGCCCTTCACTCCATGCCTTAACAGAAACTCGCTCGCCTCTCTGGGGCTTCCCAAAGCATCCTCCAACGAGCGGTAAATCTTGCCCCCCATCCAATACCCATTTTCCGGATCCTTGTCGTTGAACAAAGAATACGCTTCTTCCTTGCCCTCATCCAGAAGCCAATCCCCTATTCTGGATGTTGTAGATGAGCCGTACCCTTTATCCCAAAACAGCAGCTCCCCTCCTTCCATGAAGTCCAAATAATCCTCCACATTCAGCTCCACGCGGTAATTGGAAGGCATGCCCGTCCTGACCTCTATCTCGTCCAGATGATCAAGCAAATATTGGTAAGCTATATTTTCAGCATCGGCCTGTCTTTTTGCCTGGGGATATTGGTCAGAATAACCTTCATTGATGCGGATATCTTCCCTCAATTCCTCCTTAATCGCTTCTATCTTCCCCTTATCCCCTCTGGCGTCAGACAAATCGCCAAGAACACTATAAACGGCATCCAACACGCCTGGTTCAAACCGATTGACATGTTCCGGGAAAACTATTCGGTCGCGCAACCCTCTGGCCATATCATCCACATTGGAAGCCTCCAACTCCCTGAACCTCCATGTCGCCTTGTCCTGCGCGAACTGGTTCAGATAACTCCGGTTCACCTTCGGATTCTCCGCAAAATACAGCCCCCAGCCATACGCCTGCGCTCCCTCGCCCTTGCCCATGAACGCCGTATCAAACTTCCGGAAACTGTGAGGACTTGCATGCAGAGCGCGGACAGACATCGTTACATCGCCATCCGGCTTCACCACCACCGCATTCTCCGCAGCCAGAACCCCATGCTCATCAAAACCACCTTGCGCCTCCACATCCTGCACACTCACCTCACGCCCTTCTCTTCCTTGTCCAGCTAAATCTCTGTCAACATAATTGACAAACTCCTTCAACAACGCTACCCTTCCCTTGTGGGGTACTCCATCCCCTGCCTCGCCCGTGTTTGGGACGCGGGGTCGTTGCAGGGTGGCGGAAGTACCCTTCATGCTATCTACGTCCTCCACCGTGGAAGCATCCAGATCATAAAACAACTCCCCATTCTTCCCCTCTGCCACGGCAATATTCACATAGGCCAAATCAGCACTCCCATCATCGGAAGCCCCCTTGAAATCCGCTTTCGTCAAATAATAATGAAATCTGGCTATATTAGGCTTACGTTTCAAATCTGAATTCTCGCCGGAATAAATAAACTCAGCCCGCCCGGCCAACTCCGGCAGCACGGCTAACGCAGCCAAAACCCGTCTATCGGCTGCATGCTGTTTCACTTCCCTCCACCCCTTGCCTCCCACCTGCACCCGCTTCCCGTCCCCCATCACCAGCGCATACCCCTGTTCCTGAGTCTCCTTCTGCAACACTCTATACCGTTCCCGAATATCCCCCAGCGCATCCTTCAAATCAGAAGCATACGCTGCCGGCACATCCGCAGCAACAGGCTCCATCCCCTCCACCCGGTGGAACGCATCAGCCACACGCCGGGCCTCCGCCATCGGTACGCGCCTTACCCTGTCCCCCATGCTGAAACTCACCTCCTGCCCTTCCCCTCGCGCCGCATACCGCTTATACCCATACACCACGCTATCATACACCGCGCTCAACAACTCCCCGGAATCGGCAAAATCAAACCCGGCCTCATTCGCCGCCTCCAGCACATCGGACACACGCCCTTCCCGGCTGAAAAACTGCTCTGCACGCGCCACCACCCGTTGCTCAAAACTCTTCCCCAGCGTACCATCCTTCCTGCGTCTGCCCTTGGCCGTCCGCGTCGTCGTCAGGGCATCATAAATCCGTTGCAGCTCTCCGGTTAAATCGGAACCGGCCTCAGCCGCCGTCTTCGGGTGCGGCAGCCTCCCGGCCACCCACTCTCCAATCTCCGGCACATCCCCCATCGCCTCCGCCTCAATCTGCGCCTGTTCCTCCCTCCTCGCGCGCTCCGCAATCGCCGCCTCGTCAAACCCGGCAAAATCATTCAACAGGCGGCGAAACTTCTCGCTCATCTTCCCCTGTACGTCCGCGCCCAGCATCTTCTTCGCCAGCATCACATCCTGTGCAAACTCAAAATACTTGGCAAACAACAAAGCGAACATCTTGAACCACCGCCGCAACTTATCCGGCAGCCTCTCATCGGAAATGTGCCCCATCAAATGTGCTCGCGCCGCCTTGCTCACCCCTTCGCAAACCGCCTGTAACCTGTCCACCCCTTCCCCGGTCGCCAAAAACGTCTCACCCGTTGCACCCTCCAGCCGCTTCAGTTCATCCTCAAACTCCGCCACCGTCCACTCATTATCCTTAATCAACACCTTCGTCATCCCCTCCGTCCACTCCTCATAAACGTCAAACGGATTAGCCCCCCGGTACAATCTGCTCACCACCTCATACCGTCCGTTCGCAAACTCCTGCGCCACATTGGCTCCGTACACCCGCAACCGGGCAGCATCCACCCCGGCCTCCACTCCCATCTGCGCCGCATAAATCCTCTCCCGGCCTTCGGCAGACTTACGCATAAAATCACCCTGTGTCTTCAACTGCGCCAACGTCATCGGCACACTCAACTTGCTCCGGTCAAAACTCATCCGCCCATCCTGCCCCACATCGCTCAAATGCTGCATCATCTCCTCATTCGCTTCATCCTGCACCCTCCCAACATACCCCTCATCCTTATCCCGGTACTGCCGCAAGCTGCTCTTCAGCCCGGCCACCACCTCATCCTCCCGTTCCTCCAAATGCCGCAGCACGGCCTCATACGCATCATCATACGTATCATAAAACTCCGGCCTGTCCCCCAGCTCCACCACATACTGCATCTCCTCCGTAAACTCATTCATCTCCTCGCGGATCGGACTCGCCCCGAACTCCCGCAACTGCTCATTCACAGCCTCCACATACTGCTTCATCGCCTCCTTCTCATCCACTTGCCTTCCACCCTTGCGCTCCGGCACAGGCCCATGCTCAAAACTCAGCACAGGCCCACTCCCCACCTCGCTCACGCCGCCGCTCTCCGGCCCCTTCACACCCACCACAGCACCCTTCCCCTCCTGCACCTCCGCTCCATCCACACGCACCTCATCCACCCCTCGCGCCGTCTCCGCCGCATGCGCTTCAGCGGCGGCCACCACATCCATCGTCCTCACCCCGCCGCGGGCAGCCAGCTTCCTCATCCCGTCCGCGTCACCCAGCCCCACCTTCACGCCGTCCACCTCCTTCCCATAATTTTGGCGCATAAAATCCTGAATCCCATCCTGCATCATCGCATACCGCGCCACGTCACTCTCCTCCGCCCGCATCCGGGCAAGCAGGGAATCGCTAAAACCAAACGTCCGCTTCAGCTTCCCATACTCCCGGCTCAACTGCCGCTGCATCCCGGCCTCAGCCGTAAACCGCGCCCCGGCCCCCACCAGCGCAAACGCCAGCACGGAACCAAACAACTCCATATTCTGGTCACGGTTCGTAAAATCCTTCCAAAACCGCTCCCAATCAATCCCCGGAGCCTCCCCGGCCATCACGGAAGCCAAACTCTGCATCACAGGATCGGCCAAATCCTGCAACTTCTCCGTCGTCATCTCCTCGCCCAGCACCATTCCCCCAGCCACGCCGGAACGCGCCCCTGCCCGCAGGGCGGAACTCTTCAGCCGCATCGCCTGACGGCTCAGACTCAACTTGCTCATCCACTTATCCACAAACGCGCTCCCGGATCTCAACCCCATCACTCCCTTTGCCACGATCGCCCCGGCCCGATCCAACGCCCCTTGAACCGCGCCGCTCGCCGCCGCGCCTCCCAGCCTCGCCAGCCTTCCGCCATCCGGCCGCTCCTGCACGGCCTTACTGTAACTATCCCCGGCATAAGACATCGCCGCCACTCCGGCCCCCACGCCGGAAAAACTCAACGCCGTAATCGGCACAGACCGCACCGCGCTCAGCACCCCATTCCCAAACCACCCATACTCCGGCTTGTTAATCGGCCTGTACGTCCCCTGCGCCATCGCCAGAAAAGCATCCAGCCTCCGGCCATACTCATCCGCCGCCTTCGCGTCAGCCTTCAGGGCAGACCCGTCCCCGCCAAACAACTCCTTCACTCCCCCCGCCACATCCAACTGTGCGGCAATCCCGCCGCGCAACAAAGACCTGATTCCATTACCTAAATCCTCCCAGCCACGGTTCCCGGCCTTCCATACATTCGCCATATAACTCCTCTCATTCCCGCCCTTGCGCTGCACAATCTCCGCCAGCGCATCCATCTGGGCATCCGTAAGGCCATCCATCGCCTTCAGGGCTTGGTGGATTGAAGCCATCCCCTCCGGCTGAAAAATCCGGTTCGCCGTCCCGTCAGCATACTTCACGGCCCACTCCAGCCCCTCCATCACGCGCGGCAATACCGGCTCCAGCCCTCGCCTTGTCCTCTCCGCATCCGCCTTCACCCATCGCAATGTATTCCCCACCTTCTTATACATATCCTCTCCCATTTGTCCCCTCTGCTCCCACAACGCCTGTCTTCCGTCCCCGCCCGTCAGCACAGCCTGCCTCACGCTCTCGGCAGCCCCCTTCAGCAACTCGTCAGCTTGTGCGTCCTTCTGAGCCTGACGACTCAAAAACATGTATACTGTTTGCCCAGGCTTATTAAAATCAACCTGTTCTCCCTGTTCCTTCAAACGGATGCACATCTGCTCCAGAACAGGCACTCCATTTCCAGCTTCCACCTGCCACTTTGCATAACCACCCTCATTCAAAGCCCAACCAAACACTATAGAGCGATAACGCATCTCATCTCCAATCTCTCCATCCGGTAGCTTCCGCTCTGCAAACCGCTTCTTCAAACCTTCCGGAATCTTTTTTAGATCACCGCAAAACACACTCCGGTGCCAAACCTCCTTATCCTTTCGCCGCTCCGCGGCAGCATCCTCATTCACACCGGCCTGAAAACGCAGCACATCCGTAAAAAACGGCAATCCACGCCGCTTCCTCGCCACAAAATAATTCTTCAACCTCTCCCTCTCCTCGCCCAACACCCTCATCTTCTCCGCCCTCAATGGATCATCCCCTCCTTTCCTCAAATCAGCGGCCAGCATCTTCCCCCTCTGATAACTATTCCAAGCGTCAGCCTGCCAGCCCTCCCCCTTCTGCCGCAAATACCGATCCATTGCCGGATCAATCTCCACAGGGAACAACTGCCTGCCCTCTCCGTCATCATAAACCGCATTCGCGCTCTCTTCCAAAAACTTATCCCTCTTCCCGCTACGTTCAAACTCCTTCGCCTGAGCCGCTACCTGTGAAATATCATTTCCAAACATAAAAACTTTTAACTATTAAACATTAACAAGAAACATCACTTCTCCCCATTCTCCCACGCCCATTTGGCCTCCACCATCCGCTTCAACTCACTCAACTCTGCTGCCGAACTCGTTTTAATCACATGGACAGCGGCCTGATAACACCGTTGCAAATCATAACCCTTCATATCCACCTTGCTCAACACCCTCCTCCACTCATTCCGCCCCTGAACTTCATACCCCCAATTTCCATCCAACGGAGGCAATAACGCAGCATTCCCCGCAACATTCACATCTATGCCAAGCTCATCCATTGCCTCGCCTTCTTCAACATCCCTGCGAGGGACAACAACTGGTTCAGAAGCGGCAACTCCGGAAAATTTCACATTCTCACTCCACTCCGGTACAACTTTTCCACCGTTCACCGCTAACCTCATCGCCTGAGCCCGAATCTCCTCACGGCTTGCCCCCGGATTCTCACGCACCCACTTATCCAACCCTTGTTGTACTTGATATGCCATCCCCATCACACGCTCATGCACTTTGAAATCAACTAAACCATCATCATCCTTCCATTTCCCAAAACTACCGCTATCCACCAAACTCTTCACAACACTCGCCGCTTCCCTGGCCGCCCCCCGGAACCGTGCGGGCACATTCCCCATGGCCAGATCCTTCAGCTCCGCCATCATCCTCTCCTTCGTCGTCTTGGAAAGCATGGACGTGGCAATCTCCCTCTCCACCTCCGCATACATCGTCCCGTCAACATCCAAATCAGGCTCATACCCCCGCAACAAACCATCCACCCGCATAAAATCCTCCGGACTCGTGTACAACTCCGCCTCCTCCTTCCCCATCTTCTCCACAGCCTTCCTCCGCCGCTCTTCCGCCGCCCGCAAACTCATCGCGTCATCCACGGCCACGCGCCCCTCCTTCACATCCTTCTCCAAATCATTTCCCCGGAACTCCCGGCCCTCAAACGCATCCATCACATACCCCTGAGCCACTCCGGCCTGAGCCTTGCGCCTTGCCGCCTCCGCCTGTTTCCGGAACCCCTCAATCACATCCGGCCTACCCTTCACCGCATCCAGCCCTCCCGACTTCTCCAGCGCATCCAACCCATGAAAAGGATCTCTCTGAATCGCCGTCTGCACCCTGCTCTCCGTCTCCTTGAAACTCACATCCTGAAACATCAACTGCTGCTCATCCGGCTCCATCACCCCCTCCGCGCCAGCCGTCTGCACCGCTTCCCTCGCGCCATAATAATCCCCACCCCTCAGGCAAAAATCATACCTCGCCTTGAAAGACTTGGCAGCCCTCTCCTTACTCGCCAGCAACTCCCTGCGCCCGGCATCAATACGGCCCGTTGACGTAAACGCATCATACCACAGCCGCGCCCGCTCCTTCACCTCCGGCGTCTTAAACTTAACCTTGCGGAACATAGGCCCCAGCCTCTTGCTCACCAGCGCATTCCAGCGGGCCTCCCTCCCCGGCTTATTCCCCGCCGCCAGCTCGGCATTATCCCATAACCCTCTCTCCTCCTCCATCAACCTCTTCACATCCTCAAAACTCCCCGCATCGGCCATCCTGTCCGCCTTCTCCTGCAACCGCGCCCTCTCCTCATCCTCCCGCGCCAGCAACCTCGCCCCGGCCCCCATCTCCCCGGCCACCTCCGCCGCCGCGCGCGCCGGAGCCGTTGCGGCCCCCGTATCAGCCAGCACAGGCTCATGATACCCGCTCAACAAAGAAAACTTATCCATATCTACTTGAAAGCATTAAAAGCCGTTGCGCCGCCCTGCACCACGCCGCTCAGCAAACTCCCGAATCCGGACACCTTGCCGGCCCGCTCCGCCTGCCTCCCCTTCCACCTCTCCATCTGGGCCTGCTCCCTCATGGCGGAAGACCGCTGCAAACTGCGCGCCGCCAAATCATTCACCTCCTGCTCAAACCGCGTCGCAACCTTCATCTCCCTCCCCAGCGCGCTCCCGCTCCGTTCCACGCCGCTCGCCGCTGTCTGCGCGGCGGCCTGCCCTGTGGCCACCCCCTGCATTGCCCGCATCCTCATCTGATTCTCCGCGCTCTCCGCATCCAGCGCATCCGCCTCCCTGTCCAGCGCGGACGCATTATAATAAGCCGTCTGCCGCGCCTGCCGCCCGGCTTCCCTCTCGGCGCGTCCCCGGAACGCGCCGGCCAGCCCCTGAAGACCGGCCATACCTAACTGAAACCATTCCATAATATAATATCTATCAATAAACTACTTTGAAAACTGCACATCAAACCCCAGCAAACGCACATCGCCATCCCCGGCGCACCGCAACTCAAACACCAGCTCATCACTCCACACCCCCGGCACCGTCAAATCCTGCCAGCCGTCCAGCACATCGCCCCGGCTCCTGCTCAACTCCGTCAACCGCCCGCAAAACCCTGCACGCACCCCATCCGCCGCGCTCGCGACAAACCGCGCACGCACGCTCACACTCCCTGACTTTACCCCCGCACCCTGCTCAAACGCAAGCCCATTTGTAACCAGTACGGACTCATACGGCGCCCCGGCATCTCCCCCACGGCTCCATCCGTCCCGGAACACGCCGCACCCCTCCACCAGCCGCTCCAGACTAACCCGGCCATCACGCTCCACAGCCAGCCACACCTCATCGGCATCCTGCCCATCCATCACGGCCACGCTCAACGCCCTGCCGCCCCCTCCCAGCACATGCCTCGTCCACGCGCACACCCGCTGCTCGGCATTATACGTCAGAACAGCCAGCCCGCCATCAGCCCTCACCCCCCAAATCCTCACCTCCGGCACGCGCTGCACGGCCAGCCCCACAAACCCTCCCGGCCCGCCTGCATGCTCGGCAAACGTCGTCGTATCGGCGGCCCTGTACCCGTCCGCCTCAAAACTGTACCCCAGCTCCTTCACCCTCATCCCCCCTCTCTGGACAAACACGCATCCTCCATCCGTCGCCTCCGCATCCACCCGGCTGCACCCCACCCTCAACTGCACGGCAGCGCGGCAAAAATCAGGAGTCACCACGCCGCCCTCGCCTCCGCTCAGCCGCCAAACCTGGGCCGTGGAACCAATCAACAAATCATTCACGCTCTCCATCCACACAATCCGGTGGCAATCCTTGGCCGCCAGCGTCACCTGAATCGCATCTTCATCGCTGTCCCCAATCTGGAAATTGGCAAAATCATCCACCACGCTCCCCCACACCGTCTGTGGATTCGCCGCCGTCCCGGCCAGCCACAACCTCCCTTGGTGCATCGCCACAGCACTCGGCCACCCGCACCCTCCCCCAAACATCCCCCTGCTCCACACATCCGTCACCGCCCTCTCATACGGCAATCCGGCCCCCCCATACGTCTTATAACTCAACCTCAGCACCCTCCACTTCATCCCACCCATCTCTGCCGCCGTCCAAACCTGATCAACGCCTCTCCCCACGGCACCGGACAAAAAATTCACCATATCCATCCCCCCGCTGCGCCACCCGCACCACTTCCACTTCCTCGGCCAAAACCCATTCACCGTCACCTTGCTCTCGATCGTCTTGCCATCCTCCAAATCCCATACAGACTCGCCCCAACCGCCAAGACCAAAATACAACAACACCACACGCCCATCCTCCCTCTCCACACACCCGGCCAGCCCCAAAAAGGAACCCATCTTCTCAACCACCTTCCCATCCTCATACAAACACACACTCCCCATGGCAGCCTCCCCATCCGCCACATCCCCAGCACTCTCTCCGCACAACAACACAGCCCGGCCATCCCGCAACGGCATCACATGCCAGACAGCCTTCTTGCTCCCGGTCACCGTGCAGGCAGTCAAACTCTGCGCCACAGGATCATACACCGCGCATGCAACGCCATTATTGCAGGGGCAAAGCAACACCCTCCCGCCATCCACCACAGCGGCCCTCCGGTAACTCCCGCTTGTAACTGCCAGCCCGGAATGCGCCACCTTCTCCAAACTTCCATCCGCAGGATCATACACATAAAAAGCCGTCGCCATATACGGAGTCAGCAGCACCCGCCCATCATCCAGCAACACCGCCTCGCCAAAAAAACCATCCCCAACCCCTTCCAAAAGCACCTCACTCTCCTCCCCGCTCTCCACATCCAGCACACAACACCTTGCCCCTCCGCTGGTCAAAAACGCCCGGCCATCCTTCAACACACATCCCCCCACCCATCCGCAGCCATCATCCCGTTCCGCGCCCACCTTGCGGCCCCCGCCGTCCACCCGGTCAAACACATAACAACAGGCATGGGCCTTCCCTGCCAGCAGCAGCCTCCCCCCATCCAGCTCCAGCACCGTCCCCCACACCTCCTCCCCGGAATCGCCAACCCCGGCAACCAGCCCCTCCGCCTCATAATCCCACGCATTCAGCCTCAACTCATGCCTGCCCCAGTTAGTCGCCGCGGGCTTATACTTCATCACCCGCAACTGCAAACGTGTAGGACGTTCACACGTGCCGCTGAACTCAAAATTCCGCCAATCCCCGTCCCATGACCAAAACCTGTGCAGCACCTCAAACTTATGAGGGCTCAAACTCTCATCCTCCGCATCCGCACCCATCAACTGAAACTCGCCCTGCCACCGCTGATCCTCATTCCCGTAACTCTTCAGCGTCCACGCCCCCTCATGGCACACGAACGCCCTCTGCGGCCCATCGCTGGAAGCCCACCACTCCTGCATGCTGTTAAACCCGCTCCCGAACCGGCTCACCACCCATCCGGGAAAGAAAAACTCTGGATAATCAGCCAAACTCTTGCTCCCCTTATAATCCGTCCTCCCGTAATACTGCTTATAACATGTCCATGTAACACGCACATCGCCGCTCACCGTCCACAACTCCTGCCCCGCCAAAACAATCGTACCCGCAGCGGACAAATCAGGAACGGCCTCGGGCGGATTACTCGTACCGGTCAACTCCACGTAAGTCTGCGCCACCACCACTCGCTCCGCCATATGCTGAGTATAAAGAACACTCGTGCCAAACTCCTCTGAGCGGAACACATGGCGGTCAGCACCAAACGTCAACCCACCCGCATCACGCTCAACCCATGCCTCCCCATCCTTGGAAATCGCAAACTCCCTCGGACTCCGGTCAAACTCCATCACCGCCAGCCTCCAATCATCATCGCCATGCCTCTCCAGCCTCTGCGGAGCCACCCTCCCGCACACCACCCACACCACGTCATTGCACTGCACCCACCGCAGCTCCGGCAAATCCTGCTCCGTCCACGGACTCTCCAGCCGGGCGGCCAAACTCCCATCCAGCCGGAACACCTCCACAAACCCCGCTCCAAACACCACCATATACCGCCGCTCATCACTCACATCCATCCCCATCAGCCGCACCCGCCCGCAAGCGGCCCCTCCATCCACCGCACACATCCTCTCCGCGCCGGGCCGCCGCATCAGCCCGCCGAACGTATGCACCAGAAAATTCACAATCGTCTGCGCGCTCCGGCCATACCCATCCACATCATACCTTATCGCCCCCATGCGGTTCCACTCACCTCCGGTAAACGCCACCCTCATCCCGCTCATACAATCCCCCTCCTCCCCCACGGAGACACCGTTTCATCTCTCCCTCCCCGTCCCATATCCTGCAACCGCGCCCGGTACTGCGCCCTCATCTCCAGCCGCCTCACATCCGCTTGCAGCCGTCCCTCCAAATCCCCGCGCCCGGTAACGGTCAACGCGCACAGGCACGCCAGCTTGGCGGCCAGCAGCTCTCCATCCGCACAACACCACTCATGGGCGGCATCATCCGGCCTCACTAAATACACCACGCGCACCTCCCTCCCTTCCCCTGTCCAAAACAACCTCCCGTCAAACACGCACCACCCGGCCCCATCCACATCCACCACATCCACACAACCCTCCGGCAACGCCTCGCTCCGCACAAAACCGGGCAGCCGCAAATCCTCTTCACCCTCCAACTGCGCCACCCTCTTCGCCCACACAGGCTTCACCTCCTGCACAACATACTCCACGGCGCTCGGCCACATGGCTCGCAACACAGCCCCCACCTCCTCATCATCCAGCCCCGTCACAGGAGCCTTCCCCAGCTTGGCAAGGGCAAAATTAACCACATCCAACTGCTTCATAACATCATCAAAAAACTAAGCTGAAAACGGAGGGCGGCCCGCAGACCGCCCCCCGCCGCTCCACGGCAACAAACATTGCCCGGAAACAACTCCTTACTGTGCGCACAGCACCTTAACAAACCCCTTCTCCTCCAGACGCGTCGCCCCGCAGGCAAACTTCGCGCGGATCTGCAACGCCTCATCCAAATCATCCCGCACGGAAATCTTCACCTTAAAATCATTCCACAGCCCGAACTGGGCGCGGCTCTTCACCCATGCAAGGCACTCCCTCACCCCCTCGGACTTGGGCAGACGCTCCGTGCGGACAAACTTGAACCCCATAAACGTATCAACCTTCCCATCCACCAGAGCCTTCACGCTATTATAATCATAAGAAGTCACCTCCGTCGTGCTCAGCAAATTAAGAATCTGCGCGGAAGAACACGCAAACACAAGCTGATCCCCGGCGGCGGAACTATCCTCCGTCCACGCATCCGCCTCCTGAAACATCTGCAACGTCCGGCGCAGCTTAGCCAGCGTCAGGCCGCTTGCGGCCTTCGTGCCGGACTCCACATAATCCTTGGCAACAACTTGGTCAGCAGGAAAAGCCACAGCCGTCGTCCCGTCCTTACCCACAAAATTCTGCCCTAGAAACGCGGCAATCATCACATCATCCATCTTCCGGTTCGCCGCCATCCTCAACCCCTCCAGCGTCTTGCTCACCGGTAAATCCAAATCGCCAAGCTTCGTCGCGTCAAACTCGTCAAACCCTACCGCCTTGGTGAAAATGCGCGGACGCATGGAACGCCTCAACGTAGGAGCCTCATCAAGCGTGGTGCTCCCCATGCGCGTCGTCTTCTCCTTAAAATCAAGCACCCCGTACTGGTCAATAAACTTCACCTCCCCCTTGCAATCCCTGTCCACCGTCACCAGCTTCTCCAATGCGCTCACCTTCTGCTGCAACAACACCCCCCACTTATTCGTGTACTTGACCTGATAATTATCGCTAATTGTAACTGCCATAATAATATAATAACTAACTGTTAATAACTCTTGTCCTTACTCGCTCTCCATGACCCTAAAACCCCATCAGGCGGTTATACTGCTCGTCGGCATACCTGTGATTGGCATGGTTCGGATTCATAAACGCCTCATGTAAAGGGTGGCTCGGATCATTCATCATCCTCTCCGCCTCCGCCTTCCCCCCGGCAGCCGCGCCCCCGGGCATGTTAAGCCCCTTGGCAGGCTCATCCTGCATCATCGCCCCCATCTGCGCCAGCAACCGGATCATCACCGGATTCGTGCCAATCACCGGATCATCCACCACGGCACGCACCTCCTCACCACTCACCCCGGTCATCTTGGCCAGCATCTCCAGCGCACTCACCGCACTCCTCACATGCGCCCCATAGCCATCTCCCCACAACCCCTCCAGCTCAGCCTTCACAGCGGCCACGCGCTCAGCCTCGGCGGCATCCGCCGCCCTCTGAGCCTCTGCGCTCCGGGTGGCAAACTCATGCACAATCCCCTCAAACGCCTCCTTCGGCACCCCCAGCTCCCAAGCCTTGCGGCCCAGCACCTCCACCGCCTCCGCATCCCACACCCCCTCCGGCAGCCCCTCCGGGGCAGCGGGCAAAAACTCATCGCCCGCAAACTCCTTATTCATCCCAAGAGCCTCCCTCCATGCCGTCATCGCCGCCTCATCCCCCAAATCATACCGCAGCACGGCGCCCGCTCCGGGCGCACCGCTTCCGCCATCTCCACTACTGTTGCCGCCGTCTCCTTCTCCTCCATCCCCGTCACCGTTTCCGGCCCCATCTCCACCAGCATTATCTCCGGCACCAGCCATCAGGCTTACCGGGCCACCGCCGCCATTTGCGCCCCCGTCACCAGCCTCCTCGCGCAAAAAACCATTCGCAACCAATTTACCAATAAACATAATAATTAATCTCTAGTCTTTAATACTTAATAAATCCACCAACGCCACCTCACGCATCCCCCTGTCTCGCTCCCGCCCGCCACGCTCAAACCTCACCCGTTCCACCCCCTGCGCCTGCTCGCCCAGACAACCCCGTGCCAGCTCCACCAACTCATGAACACTCCCCCACGCCAAATGCACATAAAACACGCGCCCCCCGTCCACCAGCCACCCCAGCAACACAACCTCCCCGCTCATCGCCGCCACACCTCCCGCATCCAGTACCCGTCTGCACTCCTCCCACAAACGCTCATGGCCGCCCGCATACCTCACCGCCCACTCATACCCGCTCATCCTTGGTAAAAAACCTGAAAAACTCCACGGCGGCGGGGTCGGTCAGGATAAAAGCCGGGTAGTCCGAGGCTGTAAAAATCCTGCGGCCTTTGGTCTCCGCATGGACGGCCTCAACGGTCAAAGACACCGCATCAATCATTGTATAGGCACCATCCTCCGCAAGGGTCAGGACATCTTTTCCCAGCCTTGCCCACACCTGCACCGCCTGCCACGGTTCCGCCAGTCCAACCAGCGCGGCAACAACGGCCTGCATGGCCGGTGCCTGCTCCGCCGGTATCTCGTCCGCTGTGTAGCGTTCTGTCCGGGTGTAACCGTCCGCGTCCTGATAAATGGGCATCAGGGTAAATTCATCCCACTGTCCCGGCTGGGGAAACTGAATCTGTATCTCTGCATTATTCATGATTAGAGAGGTATGTTAATGTCCACAAAATCAGCCGTTTCTTCGGCTTCAATATCGTTTCTTGCCAATGCTTCCAGCGCGTAATAAACGGGATTGATGTTGCCGGGCTGGTAGAGGGTGCGCACCGCAGACCCAACATGCATGTACACATCCCCGCTCGCGTTCCCCGGCAAATCAGTAACTATCGAACTAATCCCCAAGCCCGTTTCAAAGGCATTAACGCCGCGCACCGCCGCAATTTTATGCAGCTGCACCGTCTGCCCTCCGCCCGTCAGCAAATAGAGGCTGCCGTACGAAATATATTCGCTCTCGAATTTGTACTGGGATCGTTGATGATAGATAATTTTATTAACGATTGAAGGTATAGGCTCGTTATGCGTCGCGGGCACAAAACTTGTAGTAGTTTTCACCCTCCACCCTGCCGCCTCGGAAAGAGCGTAAATCTCACGCACCTTGACCACGTAGCCCCCGCGGGTCGCATCCCGTACATTATCAAATGTGATGTCCAGAATTTCGCCGCTGTTGTGGGCCAGATTATTGCCAGGTATGATACTGTACGATCCCTGGGTTAAATCAGATCTTGTCGTTTTGCTGCCTCGTCCGATGCCTATGGTAATTTTGCCTGCGCCGAGTATGCGCCACGGAATGGAGAATCCCGCAAAGTTGGAATAATTATGTTGACCGTTAGGCCCTGTGAAGGGAAAGACAATCGTGCTGTGAGTCCCGGCAGGCACTCTAACCTGCGCATACTGGCCGGGAATGAGAGCGGTAGTTGCCGCCGTCCCCGTAGCCGTAATGCTGCCCGTGTTGAGGTAGGCGTGCTGGGAAAAAATGTCCGTCACTCCGGCCAAGCCTGCGGCATGCAGGCGGTTGACCGCGCCCGTATCGGTCGGCGCTCCCACGGCAAGCGGGATGTTGATGCCTCCGTTGGCGTTGACGGTCCCGTCAAACGTGCCTCCCGCGGCGGTGATATTGCCGTCCAACGTCATGTTGCCTGCATCATCTACTTGAGGTATGGCCGCCAGAGCCTGCTGGGCCGCCGTGGCAGAGTTGGCTGCACTGGTGGCAGATGTTGCGGCATTATCGGCATCCGTGGACGCGGTGGCGGCGGACTGGCCAGCCGTCCGTGCCGCAGCCTCGGCGGTCGCGGAAGATTGGCGCACATCCCGCCCCAGGCTGTCCAGTTGCCGCGCGGTGGCCAGCGCCATCCCTCCCAGGGTGATGCCGTCGTCATAGTCCACTACCACGGTCATCAGCGGGGCCATCGTGCCGTTCACGGCGGGCGGGTTGGCCACCTCCGCCACCAGGCCACGCCCAGGGACGGACGGAGTAAGTACGGCGTGCATGCCCAGCGCGTAGGGCGTCATCTCCGTCCCCTCGCACACCTGGATAATAATGACATCCCCGCGCGTCAGGGGGACGCCTGGCGTAAATACCCACGTAGCTGTCTGGCCGCTGGTCAGGTTGGACACATAGGCGGAGGTGCCAATCAGGCTGTACGCACCGTTTACCAGCTTCCAAATCCGCAGGCAATACTGATTCAGGGCGGGGTCGGTGAAAAAATACACAGTGGAAATACTCGTCAGGCGGCAGCTGTCAGGCAGATGCCCCGCCAGTATCTCGTCTCCCCAGGTCATCGCGTAGCCTCCGACGATGGTCCAGGTGTCGGCGGCATCTCCGCTGGACAAGGTGGATTGCCCGGTCACCGCTTCCAATTCCACGCCCGCATCCTTGAGCGCGTCCGGCAGTTGTGCGGCCAGGGCGTCGGCTACCAGTTCGGACCAGTCGGCCAGCACCTCGTCAGGCGGCGCGTAATCCCCGGGCAGCAAGTCCGCCCGGACCATCACCCGGATCAGGCGGGACGTGCGCTGCGCCCCGTCCGGATCCACCAGCACCACCTCGCCGATCAGGTCAATCCGGGATTGATCCCCCATGACCTCCGCCAGCTGCACCGTATTAACGGACAGGCTGCCGACATAGGCAGTGCCCAGGGCATCCTCCACATGTTCCAGCCCCGTGGCGGCCAGCACCAGGGAATCGTCCCCCAGGGATTTTTTCACGGCCAGCACGGGCACCTCGTCAGAATTCGAGGGGTTGCCGGGGCCGTCCGTCAGGACGATGCGTAGCGGCATCTTGTCGCCCCGCACCAGGGCCATGTCAGTCAGCGGCACCTGGCCCGCCGTCGTCAGGGCCAGCGTGTTAGCATCTATGTATATAATCATGATTGGAAAGATGGAAGGGGGAAAGCGGAGCCGCCGTACCCGGACGGCTCCTGGATGGGCGCAGGGTTAATCCGCCGCCAGCTTGGCCAGCGCCAGGCTCGTGAACGTAGCCAGGGGGGAATTCTTGATGGATAGCTCAAACTCGCACGTCACCGGATCGGACGCGAAATTCGGGCTGTTGGTGAGGGATAAATCCCCCATCACGCAGAAATGGGCCAGCTTTTCGGCGTTATTGCCGGAGTTGCGCAGTTCTCCATACACCCAGCAACGGATGTTGCCGGAGGATGAAAACGGCGCGGCTTCCTGGTCATCTTCCAGGTTGTCCGCCACGCCGAACGCCAGCTGGATCGCTTCGGGCGTCACCTCCTGCGTCGTGAACTTCAGCTTGGACTGCTGGGCGATCGACAAATCGCGCATTTCATAAAATCCCGCGTCGTTCACGCCTTCCACCGTCGCCGTCTTCTTCTGGCGTTCGCTGGTAGCCGTCTTGATCTTGCCCAGGGTCAGCCACGGGCCAGGCTTTTCCGGGGTGGGAGCGTCGGGCTTGGCCCCTTCTCCCACCGTGTTTCCTGCGGTGACGGTTTCCCCGAATTTTGCAATGCGGATGATCATGCCTCCGATCAAATTATCGACAAATCTTTTTTCGTATGCCATGTGCTTGGTTTGGTTAATAGTTAATTGTTAATGGTTCGTCGTTCCGGCTCCGGTCCGTTAAAATACCCGGCAGCCGGCTTTTGCCTGTTCGAGCGCCGCAGCCTGGTCGGGCGTGACGTTCACCACCACTCCGGCCAGGTAGGTCATGCCGCTGATGTTGGTGCCCGTCCTGGTCACGCGCACTTTCACCAGTTGCGGCTTGGCCTGGCCGCTGACGCCTGCTTCCCCCGCGGCGGATGCCGGGGCCGTCTGTTCTTTTTCTGTCTTTGCCATGTTGTTGCTATGGGGTCAGGTTTTCTCGGATCGAGAGGAAAATCACTCTGCCGTCCACGTTCTTCAGTTCCGGCACTTGTTCCGTGCTTAGTTCTGTAATTTCCGCCACCCAGGGGGCTGTCCCGGCCAGCTCGTCATTGTGCGGGGACCATTTGCGCAGCCGCCGCAGCACGGCGGCGGTCAGGGCGGACAAGCGGCGGATCGTGGGGTCAGCCCCCACTTGCCCGGTCGTCATGACCAGGATGGCTGCCGTGGCGACAACCACGCCGGGGTCCGGCATGTCCACACCCTTCCAGGGCGGCGGCTGGGGTGCCTGGGGCATGACCGCGATGGCCGCATCATACTGCGCCACGGCCAGGGCAAGGTTGTTCACTTGGTCGCTGGCGTCAAACGGGTCCGGAATCACGTAATTGGCCAGTTCTTTTTTTCCGGCCAGGCGGTCGATCACCGCCTGGGCAAACACGTATTCGGGGCCGTCTGGTAGTTCATCATTCATGCTTGTTCAATCGGTTGGAAATTCTAGTTGCCAGGGTGTCCACAGCGGAGGTTTTCACGGCGTCGGTCAGTTCCGCGTCCGACGGCAGCACGGTGCGGTCGGGGTCGTGCGTCACGGATTTCAAGAGCAGCCCCAGCGGCGTTATTTTCTGCTTCCAGCCCTTGTACATGCGCTTACGCTCCTGGACGCGGGCCAGGTAGGGCATGCGGCTTTTGACGCTGTACAAGACCATGATTTCCTCCTGGGGAATTCCGGCCTCGGCCAGCGTGATCCGGCGCTTGCGCAAAGGGGAATCCGGCCCGGGGACAAGCAGGCTTTTGGTGGGGCGGCCCGTCACGGGGGAGATGCGGCCAGTCGCCCGGACCGTGCCGCCCAGCAGGTGCAGGCGCACCCCCGTATGGCTCACCGTCACGCGGGCCGTGCGGCCCTCCATATGGCTTTCCGTGGCTTCCGCCGCCCCGGCCCAGTAGTTCCGCGATCCGGTCTGCTGGGATCGGTCGATAAAATGATTCTTCAGCAGGTCGCGCAAATCGTCCCCGGCGTGCCGGGTCATGGCCTGCAAATCCTCCGGCGTGACCATCCTGGCCAGGGCAACGGACATGTCCAGATTCACCTGTAAACTGATCATGCCCGGCCTCCTTCCATGATTGCCTTGTCCCCGCGGATGCTCACTTGCACATCCAGGTTGCGGCTGATCCAGTCGCGCAAATCCTGATCCACTCCTTTCATGCTCGCCTCGGCTCTGTTAAAATCTTCCCGTCCGGATGCCGCGTCCTGCAACCCGTCCGCCGATACGGACTTCACACCCATCCCACTGTTAAAGTCAAAAGGCGGGTAGCCCGTGCCCCACCGGGAAAGCAAGCTCCATATCCGGCTGGACACCAGGGCACGTTTTCCTTCAGCATCTACTCCCCGGCGTTCCGCGGGGGAAAGCTGCGCATAGGCTTCTTTCCAGCGCGTGTCCCAGTCCCGCGGTTCTTTTCTGGTTCCCACCCGAACCAGCTGCCAGGCGTGGGGCCTGTCGTCGGCCAGCAGGTTTTCCTTCCAGGCATAGTTCCGCGCCTGGGCCACTGTCTGGTCAAAAATCAAATTCTGGCGTCCGGGTGTCGTCATGTCCCGGATCGTCCCCTCGGCATCCTCCGGGGCCTCATAATTGTAAAATTTAAGTACCGCCTGCAAAAACTCGCGGGCGGAAGCATTCAGCCATTCGCCGTTCAAAATTTTCCGGGATCCGTCCCGGATTGCCTGAACCGTCTGAAGATGGTTGCAGCCAGCCGAAAAAACAGCACGCTGCGTGAATTCCCGGCCCATTTGTTCCAGCTGGGCGGAATTCAAGTTGGTCGGCATCAGCCGCTTTCCCATCAGTATTTCTTCGGCGCTTGGCATCCTATTAACTATTCGCTTTTAACTGTTCACTGCCCGCATGCGCGGGCCTTACATCACCCCGCCGTGGCGGCTCATGCCCCACCGGATCGGCCTTCCGGAATAGTGAGGGCTGGGGGTCTTGTCGCTGGCGTCATCGGTGATCACGTAGCTGCCGGAGGATAATTCCTTCAGCACGTCATTGGCGTGCTGCCACTCCGCTTTCCGCTCGTCCGTCATGGCCAGGGCAAACCGGACCAGGACGCGGTAACGGACAATGGCCCCGGCTTCCGCCATCAGTTCCGCGGGGATGCAGTCAGGGCTTCCCTGTAACCTGGTGCGGCCTCCGGAGGCAATGCGGCTGCGGATGGTGGCCGCCGTCTCGGCCAGGATGCCGGGGATGGGATCGGGCTGCACCTGGGCGCGGTCGCGCGTTACGCTGGCCAGTTCCCCGGCGTTCAGTACCTGGTTCAGCACATCTTCAGTTAATGGGTTCCACATGGTTTTTCCTTCCGGTAAGTTCCGGGGGCGGCGTTGCGCCCCCGGAACAGTCCTCGTCAATCTGCCATTCCTGGTTACGATACTTCGATACGTGCGGCGGCTGCCGGATTGGTCACTTTCCGGTGAGTGGACCAGTACATCATGTCCACCACTTCCAGCGTCCGTTCTTCGGACAGGATTTCCGGGCCGGAAGGTTCCAGCGTGAAATCCTTGGCTGCTGACATGTCGTTGCGCGTCGGCGCGTCCTGGGAGTAGAACATGAAAATGTCCGATCCCATAATGCCCTGCATCTTGCCGGACTTCCCGCGTGCTGCGGGCTGGTAGGGCATGGATGCCAGGGACACGTCAATGTCCGGGAACACCAGCATGTTCTTCAGGATGTCCAGGCTGGCAGTCAGTTCCAACCCCTGAAGGCGATTAAGGAAGAACGGATGATTCTTCATGATCACCCAGGCTTTCAGCCCCAGGATCAAATGCGTCGGCTTGCGCCCGATAGCCGCCTGGATCGTCAGGGCCAGGTTATCCAGTTCCTGGATGATGTTGGCTTTCTGTCCGGCGGTGCTGGTCCAGTTGCCGCTTCCAGCCGTAACGGGCACCCCTGCTTTCCAGATGGTGACGGCTTCAACTTCCCTCGTGACCAGCTGGGAACTGATCAAATCCTGAAGATTGCTTTCCCGCTCATCGTCTCCTCCTCCGTCTTGTTCCATGTCGAATTTCCAACTGCCGACCTCCAATGCGTGGGGCTTGCAGTTGTAAAAATCGTCCGTGGCATTGGTGTCTATCCGCGTAGGAGAATTCCCCCTGGACAGAGCCGTTTTATAAACGCGGAACGCGTTGTCGATGTCCCGCTTCTTGTAACTTCCCACGGCGGTTTTCACCCCCACGGTTGGGAACAATTTGCGGCTGATACTGTCCGCCTCGTCCGCATAAGCGGCCTGGCACAGCTCGGTCAAATAACCGTTGTAGCTTGCAGCATTCTGAAACATATAATGTTAGTATCTATTGCTTATTGTTGGTTGTTGAGTGCGTCAGTCTCCGGCAGGGGCCGCCTGCACGGTTGGGAGGGTCAAGTAGGATTCCAACAGCTGCCCCCCGGTTCCCGGCTCGCAGGCCACGGCCACCTGGGTGCCAGTATCTCCGGCCGTAGCGGTGCCTCCGTCGTCCAGGACAAGCCTGGTTCCCTCTTCCACGCTGCCGGGGGATTCGCTCAACCGCACCCCCACGATCCCCTGATGGGCGGGCAGGATGTAATCCGTGTCTTCTCCTTCGTCTCCGCCGACGTGGACCACGCCCAGGGGGATGTCGGATTTACCGCACAAGACCAACTTGCCCGATGTGTCTTTCTTCACGAAGCAGCCTTCGCATTTGCGGAGGTCCATGCCGCTTTCCGCCCTCATGACGGCCTGTTGATGGATAATTGCCATGTTGTTTTCTGGTTATGAATAGTTAAAAGCAAATGCCAGGAGCGGTTTACTTCTGCCCCAGCCGGATCTTGGCCAGGTTCTTCGCTTTCCAAAACGAGCAAAGACGCCCGGCTGCCTTTTCTTGCGCCTGGATGTCGCGGGCCGTATTCACCAGCAGCTGGCCGCGGTCCGTCCCCATGCCTTTGCCTCCCCTGGTCGCCTGGGTTTCCCGGCGATATCCGGGCCGGGCATACTTCGGAGCGCCCCCGGACGTGCCGCCTCCCTTGCGGTTGGCCAGCAGGTTGATCATCTTGATGCCCATCTCGCGGTTGGTCAGCAGTTCTTCCTTGAGGTCCTTCTTTTCCTCGGGGGTCAAGGTCGCAAGGTCTTCGCTGTTGAGCAGCGTTTCCGCTTCCGCTTCCGCGGCTTCCTGTTCGGCGGCCATCAGGGCGTCGATTGTTGCCAGTATCTGGTCCAGCGCGGCGTCTTCCGGCAGTCCCAGCTTGGCGGCGATTTTTTTCAATTCTTCCATGTTGTTGTCTTGTTGGTTTGTGTTGTCGTTGATCGGCGCGGCCTGACTGTTGGTGATCGGGCGCTGGCCGGGGTTGTTGGGCTGGTTGGTTAGGGCCAGCCCGACGAGTTGCAGGGGGCGGAGGCGTCCGCCTCCCAGGTCCGCGCACAGCTCCACGCTGTACACGGTCGAAAAATGTTTGTAGATGCGGTCCCGGACCAGGGGGAGGCCCAGCGGCGTCCATTCAATCCGGGCGCACAGTTGCAGCCCTTCCGCCGTTGGCAGGGCGGCAAGCTCGCGCACCCAGCCGTAAGCCCGGCTATCCCGCGGCCCGGTGACGGCAACGGACACATGTTCCACGTCGGTCAGCAGCCCTTCTTCCGGGACGCCTGCTTCCACGATGGCCCGCACGGCCTCATCGTCGATGACCTGGACATATTTTTTTCCGTCCGCTGTCTGCTGGGGATGTTCCCCCCAGCGTTCGATGTTATACCAGCCGTCCCCCGGGTTTTCCCAGGGCTGCAAATCTTCCAATGTAATGGTTTTCATCCTTCTTGACTTTTTGTCTGTGTTGGTTACGGTGTTGTTACGGTGATGCGCGGCCTGGGGGCCATCCGTTAAGGCCGCGTTAGCCCGTGCGGGGAGATGGCCCTCCCGTCCGTACTTCTTTTATCTCTTGTATTTCAGGGTTCCCTTTCTCATCTTTTCGGCTCCATTCAGTCGGCGGCTGTGGAAAAAGCTTCTCACCTGGCCATCCTTGCCCGTGATAAATCCGCTCATGGCAAATTTCCCGGCGTCATCCTTGTACACGCGCAGGTAGGTCTTCTGGCCGTTGTGGGATTCCCACACTTCGTGCGGGTTTTTCACGGCACGGACTGCTTCAGATAAACGCCGCAATCTCCGGTTCTGTTCCTCGGGCGTTTTGGGGGGCTGGGTGCTTTCCCAGTGATCCAGGACGCCCTTGCTGAAATGCACGTCCTGCCCGTCGATGGACCGGGCCGTAAATCCCCGCGTCAGGGCTTTCCGCGCTCTTCCCGGGTGGCTGTGGCTGCTGGCCGGGTCGGGGGTCAGGGCGGACAATTTTTCCAGTCCCAGGCTTTTGGCCGTTCCGGTTTGGCCGATGGCCTCATGCTGCCCGCGGCCCCGCTTGTCCCAGCCCTTCCTGGCCCCTTCGCTGGTGCCGTAGTTGGCCAGCAGGTTTTCCTGGTCGCCGTTTCCGGCTGAATTTGCGTTTTGCCGGGGTGCTGCCGGGGTGCTTCCTGCTTTTTCCGGGTCATTGCCCACTTCCAGCCCTGCGGCGCGTTTCATGGCCGTTTCCAGCTTCCGGGCATCATTCCGGATCATGGCCGGGTTCGGCTGTGCGTTGAGCAGCTTTTCCAGCAGGGCAAGTTCCTGGGCCGTCAGGGGGGCGTTGTTCCTGGTCTGCTCAATCTGTGCGGGGATGTGTTGCCAGTTTCCGCGGCTGTTGGCCAGCAGGGGGAAGGAGGGTTGTTCCTGGGACGGCTGCGGCGCCCGGTACGTGACCGTATAGCCGGACGCCTCGCTTACTTCTTCCTCGTCGGCAATATATCCCGCGGCGGCCAATTTCGTGATGTTGTCCACCTGCTTGCCTACGTCTTCCGCTTCTTCGTATTCCAGCGTCCAGTAGGCCAGATGCGGCCTTCCCGGGAAATGGCGGTCCAGCAGGCGGCGGCTCATTTGGCGGTTGAAGCTTTCGGAGATTTCCGCGCCTTCGCCCGCCGCCAACATGCGGAATGTTTCCTGGTGGGCGTTGCCCGCCAGCGTCCCGCTGCCGGATTCCGCCAGCACGGTCAGCTCGCCGCCCGTGCCGCGGCGCACAATCTGCTTGTCGCACCACTCGCAGCGCTGTTTGAAGGTGTCCCCTCCGCGGGCCGTCGTTTCCACAGTCTTGATGTCCCCTCCGTCCGGGTAGCCGCCGCGCCCGTCCCCGATCATCTCTTCGGCGATGCGGTCATATTCCCGTGCCTGTTCGTCAGAAGTGTTTGGCGGGTATTTGAAGAAGATGGCCGGGTTGCCGAACACGTCAATGAATCCGTCCCACCCGTCCAGGGCATGGGCCTTGGCGCAGATGGCGAACATGGCGGGCAGGTCCACGGGCCGGAGGCATTCACGGATGATCAGGCGGCTTTCATCCACGGCTTCCAGCTTGGCGCATGACCTGTCGGCGGATTCGTTGTAATACCAGGCCCCGCCCTTGACAGGCCGGGCCATCAGCCACTGGTCCACGGGTTCCATCCTGATTCTGCCGCCTCCGGCCACGGGTTCCAGGTGCGCGTACCCGCGGAAGGTAGCCGATCCCATGAACCGCACCGCATCCCTCAAGTTGTCGATCTTGCCGTAATATTCCGCCAGGCATTGCTGCTGCTCGTCGGCCAGCGTTTGCAAGTCCGGGTTGTTGCCGATGGCTTTGGCATCCACCTTCACGTCGTCAGTCATTTCCGCCAGGGCGGAGGCGCGGCGGTCCAGGACCGTGCCCAGCATGTCGTCCGTTTCTTCCAGGGCGGCCCAGCACAGCATCACGTCGGCATACTGGCCTTTCCGGTACAATTCATAGAGGGCGCGGGCTTCCTGCGGCGTCAGGAATGGCAGCGGGTTCCGGCCTTCCTTTTGAGAGCGTCGGGACAAAAAGCCGATCAGCCTGATCATGCCAGTCCGGAAATTCCCTGGCCTGCCAATCATCCTGTTCACAAATTGCGGTAAAATGTTCATCGTGTTAAAATCTCCTGGTCCTGATGCCGCCCCAGCGGCGGGTGCCGGAGGCCCGGTTACTGCTCTTCCTGCTCTTGCCCTGGCGGGACTTGTGCCGCCAGGATGACGGGCTGCATGATTCCAGCCCGGTCCCGACGTGGCCCCAGTAGGAAAGCTTGCCGCTGTCAAATGTGTCCGCGTGGTTGCCCTGCGCGTCCACATCGGCCTCGAACCGTGCGCCGTTGCGCGTCACCAGGCGGTGGTCCGTTTCCAGCCATTTGCCCGGAGGCATGGCAATGAGAGCGTCTTCCAGGGCGGAGCAATACGCGGCCCCCATTGCCGTCTTGGCGTCGGATTTTTCGCCGCAGTAGCGGACAACCTGCTGCCCGTAAAACCCCACCACCCGGACCAGGCCGGACAGGTCTTTAGCCAGTTCCCGCGCCAGGAATTTTTCATTGCTGGTGTCCACCACCAGCACGCCGCGCTGCTCGCGAGGCACGGCCCCAATGACCAGTTCCAGGATGCCCAGCATGACGGCGTAGTGCTCCGTCTTCCACCTGACCACCAGCCGCTGCCAATATATGCGGTCCCAGTATTCCGTGGCCGTCAGGCTGGACGGGTTGGACTTCTTGCCCTCCGTGCTGGCTACGTCCAGCCCGAAACACACTTTTCCGGCGCACAGGGATTCCGCCCAGTTCGGGGAGATGGCTTCACGGATCGCGATCATGCGCACACCTCCTCCCCGGCCAGGTCCAGGCCCGTGCAATGGCCCAGGCCCATGTTTTGCGCCCGGTTCAGCCAGCCCAGCGGGATGGCTGCCGTGCCGCCCTGAATAAACTTCAGGCCATAGTTGCGATCCACCGACGCGCGGTCCAGGCTGTGCGCCCTGAATTCTTCGTAGGGCACCACCTTGCCGGACAGCGGATCATAGAGCGGCAGCCCGGCCAGTTCGGCGTCCAGAGCGTCCACACGGTGGACCGGGTAGCCCTGTTCCGTCTTGTACCAGTTCCCGGCGGCGTTCGGTTCAAATGTCCGCAGGCCCGGGTTCAGCAGGTCGTAGGTGTAATGCGTATCGTCCGCGGGCGGCGTGCTGAACAGCCAGAACAGGAATTCCGGGTTGCGTGAGATGATCGGTTCCACCGCGTCCCATACGCCTTTGAAGTCCGGCCAGAAGCCGATTTCATCTCCGAACACGTCACCCGTCCAGCCCCGGGCCGTGTCGGGATTGGGGGCGAGGATCTTCGTGCGGCTGTACGCCGTCCGCGTGTGGTAAATCCTGACCTGGGCCGCCTGCTTGTCCATCAGTTCCGCCAAGTCGTCCACGTTCAAAAGTTCCTTGCTGGTCTTGTCGATGACGTTGCCGCCCAGCTGCTTGCCCAGCTTGTCCTGGCAAGCTTTCAGGGCGCCCAGGGCGTCGTGCCAGATGGTTGCCTCCTTCTCCACGATTTCCTTTCCGGTCGCAATGGATGCGCTCACAAAAAAGCAATTCCGCCAGGGCTTTTCAATCATGCGGTCGATGGCCTTGCTGGCAATCGTGTAGGACTTGCCGCCCTGCCGCCGCCACATGAAAAAGCAGATGCGGAAAGCCACGCAGAACGCGGCGTCCTGAAAGGCCAGCAGGTTGACTGCCCGGAAATTGTCAGGATGATGGGGCATCTACAAATTCGGGGGTGACTGTTTTCCGCTGGCCAAACAGCAGGGCGCGCAGCCTGGCCAGTTTGCTTTCGTTGGTTTCGTTGCTGCCGACAATCGCCTGGACTTCCGGACTGGTGGCCTTGTCCAGCAGCGCCTGGGCGGCCAGCATTTGCCATTTGTCAATGTCCAGTTTCAGCCGCTGGGCTTCCATTTGGGCCTTTTGTCCGGCCAGCACCATGCCGTAAAGGCGTTGCAAATCCGCGGCGGATTTTTTGCCCGGGCGCGTGATGACTTCGTAGCAGGTTTGCAGCACGGCGGCATGGGTGGCCTTCGTGACGTTGCCCCGCTTGATTTTGGCAAGCTGGGCGGCATTGTGGTCTTCCGCCGCCCATATCCGGGGCAGCAGGTGCAGCTTGTAGTACTCGCTGATGCTTTGCAGGGACAGCCGCACGCCTCCCTCCGCCAGAATGGCCTGTACATCCTTCAGGGTGGCGTTGGCGGCAAGGGCGTCGTCCACGGCTTGCCGCAATTCCTCCGGCAAGTTGTGGATGGTGCTGTCCGGCCTGGGCTTGCGCATGGGTGTAGGGGGGTTACTGGTTGCTAAGTTCAGCTTGTCCGGCATCCGTAATGCGCCAGCGCATTTCTCCCGTGATCTTGTTGGAGATGCCCGTGATCAGGCGCAGCGCGTCCAGTTCCTTCATCTCGGTTTCAATTTCCGCGCGGGACGGGGACGGCACCACTTGCAGCTGCACCCGGCAGCGTATGTCATCTTCACGGCGCAGCAGTCCGGCGGGGACATGGGCCAGGTCCCTCAGGATGGCCAGTCTGATTTCGGCGGTTCGGTTCATTTCTTGTTCGGTGGGGTCAGGGTTTTCAGCATGCCGATGATTTCATGCAGGTCTCTGCCTTGTTCGTTGAGGCGGTCATATATGTCTCCCAGGTCTTCTTTCCGGTCATTTTTTATGTCTCGGATTTCTCGTTCCAGCCGGGCAATATCCTCTTTGGTGGCGTATTCGTTGGCCTTGCGGACATTGAGGGGATCATTGGACAAGGATATTTTGCGAGCCTTACCCATCACGTAGCCACCCCCGCCAATAGCGCCAGCCCCCACAAGGGTGCTTATTATCTGGCCAACCGCTCCGGCATCTATCGTGCTCGCTTCCGCCAATAGCTGCATCATCATTTCAATAATTCGGCAAGGGTGGACGTGCCCTGGGTATAGGCACGATGCAGGGCGGTTGTGGCGATTTCCCCCAGCTGGATATGGCCGGGGTCGTAGATGGCGCGGAAGTCTCCGCCCCATACCAGGCCCGCCTGGCGGGTCGCTTCGGCAAGCGGCGCGTAAATGGATTTTGGGCCTTCGCTGGGGGACCAGATGTCCTGCCCGTCCTCAAACAGGCAAAAGTCCGCGGCCAGTCCAAAATTGTGCATGCTCTGGCCGCCCCTGGCCCGGGTGACGCGGGGGCGCTTGTTATATAGCGCGTCCTGTTCGTCGTAGGTCCGGACGCCGCAAATGATTTTCCAGTCAGCCTGCTGCCGCATAGCTACGATTACCTGGCGCACCCGCATGGCGGCCAGCGGTTGCAAGGTCCATAGATAAGACTCGGAGCGGCTGTCCACCTGGCCGTATCTGGCTTGCAGCTGGCTGTGGCTGGTTTCCCACTGCGTAGCGGCTTCCCGGGTCAGCGGTCCGGCCAAGCCGTCCAGCTGGCCGCGGTAGAATCCGGCAAATTTCAAGGAGCGCTGCCACGCCAGCGTATGGGTTTTAAGTTCGGCATATTTCATGATGCTTTCCTTTCTTCACTGTTACTTATTAACTATTTTCCTTTCTGCACCACGGGCGGGGCGATCACCACTTCCGGCACGCTCTGATTCCACAGCAGCTTTCTTTCCCCCCGGTCAATCATCAGGGAGGAACCGCCGCGGACAATCACCGCCTGCCCTTCGGACAGGCTCACGCTGGTGGATGCGGTGGCTTCGCTGCTGCATGATCCTCCCAGCATCACCATCAGCGCGCCAATCGTCAGACATAGGCGGCGTCTGATGGTTTCGAGCTTGGCCGGATCGGAAGTCCCGGCCCCGGCTATGGACGAATTTGCCAGGTCGTTCTCGCCTGGCACCAGGGGCCGGGACTTCGATTCATTTCCGCCTCCATCGCCGGAGGCGGTATCGCTATCATCGCTGTCGGATGAAATTTGATGCTTCCCGTAAGTGATAAACCGCAGCAGGACATTCACGCCGCCCAGGGCGGTCACAAAGTCCACAGGGTTGTTTTCCAGCCACTCGCGGACGGACGGCAGGAGCAGGGACAGGAGGGCGGCAAGGTTGATCCAAAACGTCCGGGACAAGTACCAGGGCGTGGTCGTCTTTTTCGTTTGCTGGGGCGTAGTTGCCCCGGCGTCTCCCGACGCGAGGGCTTCATTCCCATGATTACCACGATTCAGTTCATCTCCGTTTTTTGTTCCGCCAAAATCTTGCTTGTTAGTCATGCGGGCACTCTAGCCCAGGCTCCGCATTCTTTATGTGGCATTTGTGGCAAATGTGGCGTTTGTGGCAAATGTGCTAAAAAAAGTTGAAGGTGGATTGCATCATCTTCCCGCGCTGGATGGCTTCTGCCCGCGCTGCCGCCGCCATATCCCGCACTTGCCCCTCCCACAATAGCTTTTTTACGCCTCCGGGCACGGCAGGCCAGGCGTACAAGTCCCCCCTCAATATCATGCGCCGCACTGTTTCCCGGCTTACCTTTAATATGCGGGCAGCTTCGGCAACGCTACATTCCGGCCCATTAGCCCAGCGGCGCAAATTTTCGTCCATGTGTCCATATTACCACACGCTTAACGGTTTTTCAGGAGCAGGGGCGCAAATTCGCAAACACAGAATAAAGTCGACAGTCTCATGCCAGATGTTATCATCATCAAATGCAATCCGAGCTGAAAATGATCGCGGTAGTTGACATGCAGGACCCTGACAGAAAGAGCTATAAACTCGCCGAACAGGCTGTCGTGCTGGTCTGGGATTTTGAGGGCTTTACCATGTGCAAAGATGTGCTGGGCAATACATGGCTGGTCCTCGACACTAAATTCTGATCAACAAAAAGGCCGCCAGGAGCTACCTGGCGGCCTGAATTGTATCTGCCCATTGGGCTAATCATCGCAACATAAAGCGCGGACAAAGGGCGTCATTTCCTCGTCCTGATGGTCTTCTATCAGCTTGTCCGTCCTTTCGTCCATAATGCACAGGACGCTTGAATAAAGTCCGTCAGCAAATAGTGATTGCTTGGTGGCAACAACAAGCGCATGTACTGCATAGCCGGACTGCTGGCCATTGCCATCTACAACATAACAGTTGATGTTGTCTCCTGGCTTTAAGGGGGGCATGATGATTTTTCTGTTGTTTCAATCCGCGCATCCGCAGGGATGCGAAAAGTTACAGGGGGAATTCGTCTTCAAATGACACCGTGTCGCTCCATCCCCTGGCCGTTTTCGGTTCGGGGGCTAGGGGGGCAGCTGCTCTCCGGCCAGCGTCCTGGACGGCCTTGGGCACTCGGACGGCTCCCACATGATCTGCCAGCCCTCCCGGGGGAATCGTCCCCAGGATTGCGTGCGGTTCATAGGTTTCAAATCCTGTTTCTTCCGCCAGCTTTCGGGCGGCGGCCCGGCCCCGGTTGATCACCGTGTAGTTCAGATTCCGCACGTGTTCCAGCGCGGCAAATTTCCGTAACTGCCCATAAACATCTTTGCTCGTGCAGGGCAGATGTAGCTGATCCCGCACAACCTCCGCCAGATATTCCGGCCCGATTTCATAGCGTTGCATGCTATCCCGGAGGATGTGCAATGCCTTGTCCATTTCCGTGTAGGTGTTGTCTCTGATGGCTTCATATCCCAGGTAGGCGGCAAAACGATTGTAAATCAGCGTATAATCTTTTTGTGTTGCGCGGGTGAAAGAATCCGTGTGTCCGGTGGCTTTCCAGGTCTCGTCGTGCCGCCATTCTTCCAGGGACGGCACCGGGCAGCCGTATGCTTGCAGCTGCTTGTAGGCCCGGACGGCCAGCTGCGCCAATACGGCCTTTTGCTTATTTGATAATGACTTTTCCATTGTCGCTGCGTGGTTTAATGGCTTTGATGCGTGCAGTTTCTTCATTGTATTCCCTGATCACTCGGATCAGGTTGTTTTTCCGGTCTTCCTCCATGCTGTAGATGATACTTTTTCCGCCCTCCGGCGTGATCACCGTTACGTCGTAGAGGCCGGAGGGCCGTTTCCGGCATTGGTATTTAGTCGTCACTCCTGGTGCTTCTCTCTACGTAAAACGTTTCATCCTGCTTGATCTGCATGCCCAGCTTGGCGAGTTTGTGAGGCTTGACATGCAGGCGGATCGCATCCTTGTCCGGGGTTACTTTGGTGACCAGGTAGGCCCTGCGGCGGGTGCTCTTGAGCAGGGCGACAACCTTGTCCCAGGTCCAGCCCGGCGCGGGCTTGAGGGAGGGCTGCCCCAAGCGGTAGCCGTAGGTAGTCAGGGCGGTGGTGCCGGATTTACGGCCCTTGACAAACAGCTCGTCCCTGCGGGGGGAGGCCCATTGCTCGGCCATCTTGGTGAGCCGGGCAATCTCCCTGGCCAGTTCGCTGATTTTGGGATCATGCTCGGTGAGCACTTGCTGCATGGCGGTCTCCTTGGCGGCCTGCAAGGTGTCCAGTTCAACACCCTTGCGGGCGATGTCGTCTAAGGTCCGGCAGAATTCGTCCTGGTCTTTGATAACCTGCTGGTCGGTTGCTTTAGTGGTTGTGCGTATCTTTCCCATTGTTATGTTGTTTGTTGAGTTGTTTCGTCTGGCGGAGCTTGCGGACCAGCATGGCCACCACGTCCGTCCATTTCAGTCCGGGGGTATTGTGAAGCCAGGAGTAAAATTTCTCGGCGTCCACGGGCACCCACTGGACGCCCAGTTCTCCCAGTTGCACCCCGATTTCCCGGCAGCGCGGGTCATAGGTCACGTGGTAGTCATGATTCCCCGGGAACCGTCCTAGTTCCAAGTTAATCTGAAAGCAGATTGTTTCCTGTTCGATGTTATTCATGGATGTTGGTTTCCGGTTTGTGTTCTTCCTCCCTTCTGGTTCCCCAGGTGCAGCCGTCCTTCTCCGGGTCCACGTACCA